AAATGCGTGTAGTAGATGCCGCGAACGGGATGCATAAACGACATAGAACTGCCTTGCAGCACAGAGTCGGCAGTCATGTCTACACTGTCGGGCAGGAGCTGGGTATTGCTGCTATCCGCTGTAGCTGCGCTGTCGTCATATGCAGTGTCTACTAAGGACTGCTTGGTGTTTTTGTAGAGTCGATCAGCACGGCCACTTATCTTTAGGAACGGGCTGACTGCAACAAATGCACCACCGGTATGGCACAGTCGCAAACCCATACTAATCATCCAATGCTCAATGACCTCGTAGCACGTCATACCGTTCTGCCTGATCCGCTGCTCACGGAAGAATGGTGGGTCGTAACTGCGCTCTTCGTACCACAGTTCCTGACGGCAGCCTACTTCGTTTAGTATGCTGCTAATGGCTGTAATCTCGTTGCTTGCGTTGTATGTAGCGTGGTTGTCATGGAACAAATCACACGCCTCAAAGAAGAAGTCGTCAGTCGCGCCCCACAAGTCCAAGTGCGGCAGGTGGCGCATGCACTTGCCGATTTGTGATCTAGCAGTCTCGTATCCTTCGTAAATGGTGTAGTCGGTATCTACATAGGTCACATCTCGCAACAGGCTCAGTCCATCAGTGAACTGCATGCGGATGACCATTGGGTTGTCGCTGTAGTCTACACGAATCGCTTCCGGTAACGCAACACCACGCCAGTACACCTCGTATGCCTCAGCAGTGTAGTCCCACCGTTCTACCTCGATTGCCAGCTTGAACTCGGTGCTGTACTTCATGGCAGTCAAGATGCCGTAGCCCTTGCTGTCTTGCGACAAGAAAGCAACGCTGAACGTGCTACCGATGATGCCCTGATGCACTTTGTCGGTTTGACCGTCCCACCTGATCTCCGCACTGTCGTAAAGTGTCTCGATCGTCTGCACACCGTCTGAGATGTTCCAACCCCACGTAGCGTTCTGCACTCCGGCATTCGTACTGTGGTCAAGGTCGTACAACTTCAGGCGGTACACGTCACCGCTACCACTTTGGATTATGCTTTGGAATCGTTGCTGAATTGCCATTATCGTGAGGATCGTTGCATCAAGCGGTTGTTGCGCTCGTTCGACAATACAATATCGTAACCATCAAGGCTTCCGTACAAGCGACCGCCCATACCGCCGCCCATCTTCTGCATTAAACCAGGTAGCTTTTCTAATGGGATAATAGCCTCACGTCCGGATCGGTTGTCGCCGACGACGGCGAGTTGTGGCCCGACGGCGATGCCCCCTTGGGCGAGTGCCGGAATGCTGTTTAAGAAGCCGCTAATTGCCCCAGCTCCAATACCCATAAGTGCAATTGCGTGGAGTGGGTGTGTAGAGTTTTGGATTGCATTCAAGGCAAACTGCACATACACTTGCTTAAGCATTGCGGCAACAGACTTGGCAATTGAGTTGACCATCCTTCGTCCTAACGATACTGTCGAATCAGTCAAGTCACCCATTGCTGAACCCAAAGAGAAGAAAGCATCAACAGAGCCATTAGTAATGGTCTCAATCATTTGCTGTCTTTGTTGGTACTTTAAGAGTTCTTCATTTGCCTTAGCAATTGCAGGTGTCAACTCATCGTATTGCTTTTGCAGATTAGCAATCTCCTCAGTAGCGCCTGGAGTGTCTTTTTGCAGTTTAGCAATCGCATCACCTATGGCTTGTTGCTCGGCTTTGAGACTTTTCAACTTGCTTTCAGGCCCGGAAATTGCCCCGGTCATGCGACGATTGATCTTTGCCAATTTACGATCGAGGTCTTCGAGAATGTCAGCTAATTCTTGAATTTGCTCCGCCTTCTCAATGTCGTTGTTCAAGCCTGTAACAGCATCACCAACAAACTTTATGTTGTTGCCTACGTCTTGCCCATCAACGCCGGCTACGATCAGGTCTTCAAAGGCTTTTGTATATGCTGTAAGTTTTTCTTTGCTTACGTCTAGGTCAGACAGATTCAAGGCATCCTTACGCGCTTCAATGACCTTTAGCTTCTTAGCTAACTCGGCCATAATATCCTCCATCTCTCGCACTGCGACAGTAGCACTACCAGGCGTAACCTTTTGAGGATCGCCTAACAACAATTCAAACAAGCCTCGATCCTGCATCATGCCCTCAAACCGCTTGGCTTGTGATTCTAGGTCTTTAATTTGTTTGGCAGCGTATCGCTGATAAGACTCAAACTCCATCTCAGCAAACCGTACCGGATCGCGTTCTGTAGTAATCTTGTCACCCTCTTCGGTAGTAACAGTTACAGTTCGTTTTTGCAGAGATGGGTCACCTTCTGCTGCACGACGACGTGTGTCTTCGAGTTGCTGCAATCGCTTATCCTCTTCGATTAGGAATGCAATGCGTTCACTTTCTAACTTGTTTATCTCCGTCATGAAGGCTTTTGCCTGTTCTTGACGAAGCATCTCCTTGAAAAGATTACGATATGCGTCTTCAAGGTCTTGAACCTTTGTAGCCTCTGCATCTAACTTATCAAAGAATTTCGGCTGAAGACGATTTAGTTCATTGAGGATGCGCTGCTTCTCCTCAAGTGTTCTATTTTCATTTTGATACTGGTCAATGAGCATGCGAACACTAGACGTTGCTTTAAGAGTAGCCTCCTTTGCTTGCAACATAGCGCGGTTTGTGCGATCACCTACACCTTCTAGCTTCTCCGCTTCACTAGCCGCGCTTAAGAAAGACAGAGCCAAAGTGCCAATCAAAGTGACTGCAATACCGATTGGCCCAAACATAGAAGACAGCGCAGTAGCTAACTTTGGAGATAGCAGAGAGATGGTGACCATCGAGTGATTCAAAGACCCAAACACCAAAAGCAACGGGCCAATAGCCGCAACTAAAGTTCCTATAACAACGATCAGCGTTTGGAAGAACTTAGGTAGCGAAGCAAAACCATTGGCTACTTTAACCAAAGCATTTGCAACCGCATTAATCATAGGCAGCAACGCTTTACCAAGCTGGATGCTTACATCTTCTAAGGCAGACTTTAGTTTTTTCTGAGCAGCAAAAGACGTGTCGTCCATCTCTGCTTGCATGATCTCAAGCGTACCGTGTGCGAGTTGCATCTGACGGTCAAGACGGTCGAACTCCGCAGCGTTTTCTTGTAGAACCGGAATAGCCGTTGCAGCACGAATACCGAAGCGGTCAATTGCTTCAGCCATGCTCATACTGCCGTGTACTAAGTCTAGGAACTTTTTGTGTGTGTCTCCGCCTTCTTCAGTCAACTTAGCGAAAATCATACGCAAGCGAGTACCTGCAATTGATCCCTTGACACCTCGGTTAGCTAAGACACCCATAGCTGCCCCCAGCTCGGACATAGTCACACCACTTACAGCGGCTTGGCTACCGGCGTACTTCATAGTCTCTGCAAATGACTCAAAGTCAAGTGCAGACCTACTGATGGCAACGGCCACCAAATCGTTTACCTCTCCAACACGAGAGGCATCCATGTTAAATGTGCGAAGCGTGGATCCGGCAATCTCTGCTGCACGAGGCAGTGTAGCACCTGTAACTTGCGCGAGCGACAGTGTACTTTCAGTTACCTTAGTAATCTCCTGTGCCGTAAAGCCCAGCTTGGCGAACTCTTCTTGCAGTGCGCCGACCTCACGCGCGGTAAAGATTGTAGATGCACCAAGTGCCTCGGCATTGCCCTGGAGTTGTTTGAATGCACTAGATGTAGCGCCACTAATGGCTTGCACACGAGCCATCTGATACTCGAATGCGGTGGCCGTTTCAGTTATCCTTTTACCTGCTAAAGCAATCGGTACAGTAAGACCGATGGTCATGCGCTTTCCTAGATCGGACAGTTCCCTGCCCACTCGGCGCATCTTTTTTTGTGTGTCTGTCAGTGACCTCTCAAACCGGCTAGTGTCTAAGAGGAATATGACGGATAACTTACTTAATTCTTCAGCCATTTTGTTCGAGGAATTTTGTCGCCCAAGATTCGGTAAGATCCCTCTCCTCAGCCGTCAAACCACGAACAAACTTTGCTTTCTTTTTATTATGATCAGGATAGGGATGGAAATCGCGCGGCTTGTACGGGTTGGGTGTACGTTTTGGGTCACGATTTACGTTTGCTGTCATCGCCAATAGACTACTCGTATGCCACCATTGTCTACTGTCTTGATGCCGTAAATGTTTGCTGTAGCTGGCATACTCAAAGAATGTCAACGACCAAAACTGCATTGGGAGCAAACCCAATGACAGACCCTCCTCATAGATTTGATGCCAGCTGCGAGCAGGGGTGTCCTGGTCGTCTACTTCTTTCCCTCCTCTTCAGGGTCTTCGCCGCCAAACGCAATGGCAATCTTGTTGCTGTAATCCTCTAGGCTGTCCATGTCTTCCAAAATATGTGCGGACATAAACTCCAAAGAAGGTAGTTCAGAAACATCTTCGTTTTTGAAATATGCATTATTGACAATGCCGTAGTAGATAATCTTTGGGACAGCAACAAGCGTGTTCTTGTTCATCCACTTTTGCATCTCATTAAAATCCAAGTCCTCTTTCTCACACAACAAACGAAATGCGTTCATGCTGAGGTGGCACTTGTACTTCTTACGTGCTATGGTCACGTCAAACTTCCCTGATAACTGATTCATGTATAAAGGTTTCCGCTAAAATAAGAAAGAGCGGTACAAAATGCACCGCCCTTCCCCATGAAGAAAACAAGAAACAGAAACCAAACTTATGATATGGCTTGGGGATCGCCATCTAATTCCAATGATGCGGAGAATGTAGCAAAATCATCTACACTTGAGGACAATTCAAATGATGTCAAAAATCCGAAACCGCCAAATGCCTTTCCGTTAGCTGTCGATTGCCATACTGCTGTCACTTTTGACTTTGCCTTAAATGCATCGAACAAAGCATCTACATCCAATGTGCCTGCCTCAGTTGCCCAGTCCAAAACACCCTCGACCGACATTGTTGTAGATGTACTGCCAACAGCAAAGTCCCGACGTGTCTCAGCAGTACCTGCGGCAGTAATAGAAGTTGTCTCGTATGTAGCGTTGCTCACACTAATCGAAGCGCTTGTGCTAAACGCGACCGGAACCATTGAGGGAGTTGCACCAGCCTGGTCAGCAGGGCTGCTGATAGAGCCTCCTGCGGTATCAATGTAAAGTGCTACCGTATTTGCGTTAACTGTTGCCATGATTATACTGCATCAATGATTGTGGGATCGCCGGTCAATTCGAACGATGCCGAAAAAGTAGAAAAATCGTTTACACCGCCGCTTAATTCAAAGCTAGTGCAGAAGCCTACGCCGCCTACGGCTTTGTTGCCCGTGCCAGTGCCGTTGAAAAACAAGCCTACACGAGTCTTATTCTTGCACAAATCGAACAAGTCTTCGGCATTGTCTGTAAACGCCGGATCGTATACGCCTTCAACAGACATGCTACAAGTAGTTGTGCCAACAGCATAGGCACGAGTAGCAGTCAAGCTGGGTGGATTCGAAGCATCAGCAGGTGTCACATCCTTAAAGTCTACCTCGTAGGTAGCGTTACTTGCGCTGAATGATACGCTTGTCACGCCCTCTACGTCCGCGTAACTTGAAAGTGACGTGATATCACTTGCGTTGTTAGTGGCTTCAGCCTTATAGTAGAGCGTGACGTTATTACCCTTTACGGTTGCCATGTTCGAATAGTTTTGTAGTACGAAATAATGTCTTTTCTAAGACGATTGAGTAAACTCAGTTCGATTATACGACATAGAGATCAAACATCATTTGAATGATGTAGAATTCATGTAGTTCGTGTGCATCGGTAGTAACATCGCGCAGTGCGATCCGGGCAACAGCATAGTTTACACCATCAACAGTGACAGTGCCGTTGTATTCATCTAACTCGGCCTGTACACCTTCTTTGAGCGACCACGCCTCTTCAATGCCTGTTGCAGTAATATAGACCATGATGTTGTGTGTGGTTCTAGCCACTCCACCTCCTGCATTTCCTTGGACGTATCGCTCCAAAGTAGTGCCTTCCAAGTCGATCACAGCGTAGGGACGACGAACCTGCTGCGGCGCTTTAACCAAGGCAATTTTGTTGTTTCCACGTAACGGAGCAAGTGAACTTCGCACTGAGTCGTCTAAAATCTTTTTGACTACGTGTATCATTTAGGAAAGTCCCTTTTAAGATTGTCCAAAATCGTTTTCATCTTCTTGCGCATACGTGTGCGCACTTTGTTCTTAGTCTTCTCCCAAGCTGGTGCAATATAAGGCTTTGCTTGTGAGCCGTGGTGAATAGATTTGGTCACTACCCAACGTCGTGTTCTCCTGCCGTAGAATTTAAAAGCGCCTTTACCTGGCTTAACTGTCTTGCGCTTCTTCTTTGTTCCCAACTAGACGAGGTGAGCGTGGAATGCGCGACGACTACTCTTGCCTCGGATCACCGGACCAGTACGCGCTCCTGCAACAGATCCAAAGCCTGTTCGTTTGAACGTGGCGCTTGTAATGCTCTTTGCCAATGTGCCGCTTCTGCGTATCTTATTAGCGTTAGCAACCATCGCTTGCTTCGTGTCTTTCAAGGCATACTTAGCCACTTGCGCCATAGCATCCCGGCGCTTCTTAACGGTCATATGCTCAAACTTCTTCAAGTTCTTCTCAAACCGTTGCACGTCTCGCGTGTCAATGCGCAGATTCGCTCCGTATCGTGATGAGCCAAGCGACATTATTATTCAATAAGCATGTACTGTTCGTAAAGATTACCTTCAGGTATTGCTATCTTGAGATTGTCTCGTCGCAAGGCTACAAGACGTGTGTAACGACCGTAATCAAAATCATCAACACGAGTAATTTCATATGTGAAAGACCCTTGTAAGATGACGTAATCTTCTGTGATGTCGGGTCGGTAACGCTTGATGTAGTACTCAGTACGTGCCTCTACAACGAGTTGCTTGCCGTGTGCTTCCTCACCAATCGTAGACCACTCAATGTCACGCCGACGTGCGCGAACGTCGTACTGAAGGTAGTAATACTGTAACTTCTTCTCACCCCAATCTGTCGTCGTGTAGACAGGGCGAAGGATCTTGGCAGGATAACGGAACTCGCCTAAGTCTAACATTACACGAAGGATTGTTCTCGGTAACGATCTAGCAGGTACTTGCTGTTCATCGGTGCTTCATGCACACGACGATATCCGGCATCCTGACGGTTCTCGTACAGGTGAGCAATAATCATAAGCATCGCCTGTTCTACGTATACAGGAATAGATGCCTCTTCTATTGTGGTTGTGAAAGAGAGTTTGTAACGGTTCAACTGAATAGTTGACGTGTCGTATGTCTTCATGTGAACCCTCATAGGGTTCGAGATACTCTCAAGCTGGTAGTCAGCAGCAGGCACAGTCTCGTATACACTGCTGTCATTTAGCTTCTCAAAAGTGATAAGGCTCTTAGAGCCAAACTTAGGGATATGAACAAGCGGATGTGCATAATCCCAATATGCTGCCCACGTCTGTACACCGAACTTCAAGTTGCAGTACTTCTCAACTAACTCTTGCGCTACTGTGATCAGGGTGCTGACCATAGTGTCGTCATCAGTGTAGTCAATACGTAAATGCTCCTTGGCTCGTGCAGCAGTAATAATCTCGCTGACCGCAGTAGTCTCGGCTACGTGTACTATGTTGACGTGGGGGTAGTCCATTAGGCTTTAACCTTTACAGTGCCGCTGGAAACATACAAATCGCCAGATGCGAGACCTGTTGCTGCGGTTGGCAAAGCAGAGGCATCTACTTTTTCCGGTAGTGCGCGTGTGGCAGTTAGCAACGTGTTGATGCCGGTAACGGCAGCATCTGCACTAGCATACGTTGTGCCGTTTACTTCAAACGCACGGTAGTCAGCACCGAACAACACGATGTCCTCTGATCCGGCATGCTGCGTTGCATCTATTACAACTTCTACCGTCTTAGTAATTCCTCTTCGCTTTGCAACTAAGAAGTCCGCACCTGGTGCGCC